TTTAAGGACATTTCGATGTCCTTTAAGGTAAGTCCGCTTACCTATGATTTGATTGCAAATAAAAATGAAACTGCAATAGCACGTTCCATACGTAATTTAATCCTTACTGCTCCTGGTGAACGTCCTTTTAATCCTGAATTAGGATCACAAGTGAGTCGTTTATTATTTGAACCTATTGATAATATTACAACTGAGGCATTAAAGGAGCAGATCGAGAATACAATTAATAACTTTGAACCTAGAGTTAGATTGCGTAAAGTAGTAGTTCAACCAAACTTTGACGCAGGTGAATATGATATCTCTATTCGTTATGACATTGTTGGTATAGAGGCAACTCCCCAGCAATTATCATTCGCATTACAACAGACACGATAATGGCACTAGTAAACTTTGCCAATTTAGATTTCGATCAGATTAAGCAGTCAATCACTGAATATCTGCGATCTAATTCTAACTTTACTGATTACGATTTTGAAGGATCGAATCTTTCAACAATTATCGATGCGTTAGCATATAATACGTATATTACCTCATATAATGCCAATATGGTATCTAATGAGGTATTCATTGATTCCGCCACTCTCAGGGAGAATGTGGTGTCTCTGGCGAGGAATATAGGATACACTCCTCGCTCTAGTAAGTCGGCAAGAGCTAATATATCTTTTATTGTTAACACCGCTAACTATAGCGTAAAGCCCCAGACAATTACACTGAATAAGGGTATTGTTGCAATATCACAAAATTTTGATAGATCTAGTTATACGTTCTCCATCATGGAGGATATTACAGTACCAGTTGTAAATAATATTGCTACGTTTAGTAATATTGATGTGTATGAAGGGACGTATGTAACCAGTGATTTTACATATAATACATATGATCCAGATCAAAGATATATCTTAAGTAATCCAAACATCGACGTTTCCACAATAAATGTAACGTGGAAACCATCATCATTTTCATCAGTAAAAAGAAAATTCCGCAGATCTGATAGTTTATTTGAAGTTACTAGTGAGTCGCCCGTTTATTGGGTGCAAGAAATAGAAGATGAGAGATATGAATTAATATTTGGTGATGGTATATTTGGATTAGCATTACAGGAACCAAACTTTATTGAAGTTGCATATCTTGTTAATAATGGTAGTGATGCTAATGGTGTGTCTAGTTTATCATTTAATGGTAAATTAACCACATCGAGAGATAATGTCGCAATCAATTCGGGTATCTCACGTTTAACTGTAAACACACCATCATTTGGTGGTAGTGGTGTTGAAAGTGTTGAGTCGATTAAGAAGTATGCAACTCAAACATACGCATCGCAGAACAGAGCTGTTACATCGACTGATTACGAATACATTATTCCTAAAATTTATCCAGAAGCAGAATCGATTTCTGTGTTTGGTGGTGAGGAATTAAGTCCCCCGCAATTTGGTAGAGTATTCGCTAGTATCAAACCAATCAACGGTGCATATCTTTCTAACCTTGTAAAGGATAATATTAAGAGAGAAATCAAAAAATATTCTGTAGGTGGTATTGATTTAGAAATTACTGATCTCAAGTATCTTTACATCGAAGCACTTGTCAATGTATATTACAATGAAAATGATGCAAATAGTGGTGATCAGGTTGTATCAATCGTATCAAACAACATTGAAAGATATGCAGATTCAACTGAACTTAATAAGTTTGGTGCAAGATTCAAGTATAGTAAGTTCCTGAATATTATTGATAGTAGTAATTCTGCAATTACATCTAATATTACAACAGTTCAGATGAGGAGAGACTTAAGAGCTGCTGTTAATTCCTTTGCTGAATATGAGATTTGCTTTGGAAATCGCTTCCACATTGCAAATCACGGACATGGAACACATAATGGTAAAATTGGTTACAATATTAAGTCCTCTGGTTTCCAAGTTAGTGGAGTTGCAGGTACTGTTTACCTTGCGGATGCTGCTGATGACAGTTTAGAAACTGGAGTAATTAATCTTATCAGATTAAAATCACCTACTGAAGCAGTTATTGTAAGAAGAAATATTGGAACGATTGATTACATAAAGGGCGAAATTAAGTTAAATCCAATTAATATTATATCCACAAACATCAATAGACAGTTCCCATTAATTGAAATTTCTGCTATCCCATATTCTAATGATATCATCGGATTACAGGATCTTTATATTCAACTAGATACTAATAACGTAACGATAAATTCTGTTAGTGACAGAATATCCTCTGGTTATGATATATCAGGATCTGATTATATTGTTTCTTCAAGTTTTGCAAATGGAAGTTTAGTCCGTGGCACAGTTGACTCTAGAGTGATAACAACACAAGCACCCCGAACAAGTTCACCAGTTACGGCAACAACGTCTACAACGACTACTACAACAACTACAAGATCAACTTCCTCACCTACTTATTCATACTAAAGACGTAAGATGATATCAACCGATTTACAACGAGTACAGATTCAGGACATTATTGAGTATCAATTACCTGCATTTGTGAGGGATGATTTTCCCCTGGTTGGTGAATTTTTAAAGCAATATTATATTTCTCAGGAATATCCTACTTCTCCTTCTGATATTATACAAAATATTGATGAGTATGTAAAATTAGAAACTCTTCTTGGTTCTCAAGAACAGACAAAACTTTCTGAGAATATTTCTTTTAATGCGACTGAGATTCTTGCGGGCACGGATATAGAATCTGGTGAGTTTGGAACATATAATTTTCCAGATAGATATGGACTGATTAAAATTGATGACGAAATTATTTTATACACATCTAAAAATAGAAACACATTTAAAGGATGTATTCGTGGATTTAGTGGTGTTACTGAATTAAGTGATAATGATGAAAATCTAACTTTCTCTTCGTCCGAAGCAACGTCTCACACTCAAGGCAGTAAGATTGTTAATCTTAGCAATATTTTACTAAAAGAGTTTTTAATAAAACTGAAGCAACAGATTGCACCAGGATTTGAGAGAAGAGAAATTGATTCTGACATAAATCAAAAACTTTTCTTATCAAGAACTAAAGATTTTTATCAAACTAAAGGAACAGATGAGTCGTTTAGAATTTTATTTGCAGCACTTTATGGCGAAAAAGCAGAAGTCGTAAAACCAAAAGAATTTCTTTTTAGGCCCTCTGATGCCCAATATAGAAAAACAAAAGATATTGTTGTAGAGGCAATAGTTGGTGATCCCGCAAAATTAAAAAATCAAACCCTTTATCAGGATGCATTTCCTGAATATGATATCGAGAGTTCATTCGCAACTGTTGTTGACTCTCAAAAGATTGTAAGGGGCGATAAAACATATTATCAACTTAGTGTTGATTTTGATTATAGTAAAGATATTGATCTTTCTGGAGGAACAGTATTAGGAGATTTTGTTGCACATCCTAAAACACAAAACACAGTTTTAGTCGCATCTGGTTCATCTATAATTGACGTAGATTCAACGATTGGTTTTCCTGATAAAGGAGAAATTCAAATTGACGGTAAGAGTGGCATTTTAACTTATCGTTCAAAAACAATTAACCAGTTTACGGGAGTTGGATTAGCGCACACAACAATCTTTGGAACTAATTATGAAATCGCTGTTGGAACCGAATTAAACCTAAATGCTAGTGCATATGGGTTTGAGGGGATTAGCGCCGTCTCAATCGCTTCTAGCGATGCCTCAGTGGTAGGAATAGCTACCACCTCCAAGATTGAAGTAAGAATAGGAAAAGTTCTTGGGAAAAATGTAATCTCTGATGACACAGCAAATTTCTCAGTAAATGATAACATCCAGATTAAATCTCTTGGTATTAATGCATCTAAGGTATTAGATAATAGTTGGTTTGTTAACGTTAGCCCTAAGTATAGCGTAAAAAGTTTATCATTGATTGATGCATCTAACTTTACATACTCTATTGTAACCTTTGCAGAAAATAATTTAAGAATCGGTGATAAAGCGATTGTTATTCAATCTGATGGTGTAGGAAAAGAAGGTATTGTTTTAGATGTTACCTCTGCAAACACTTTTACATTCTCTAGAGCAGGTAAATTAACTGGATCTACTTTCAATGTTAGAAGAGGCATCTTAAAACCCGACGTTAGTAATCTTAATTTTGATGATTATTCATACATTGACAAATCGTTTGCCAATGTTCAAAATGTTTACGCAAAATATAATGGTGATGTTTTAGTTGCATCACCATCAATTCCCAATTATCATGATTCTCCTCTTAATTTTTATGATAGAAAAGTAAAATTAAATGGAGAATTTAGTGGTGAATTGTTCAGTTTAACTCGTAACCATGGGTTTTATACTGGAGACAAAGTATACTATGAATCTTATCCCTTTACAGCAGAATTTGGTATAGCACATGAGAGTAAGTTTTCTGAAATCAATCCTGGCGTTTTCTATGTAAAACGAGTTAACGACTCTCAATTTAAAATCGCATCTAGTTTAACTAACTTATATAATGACAATTTTGTTTCAGTATCTGGAATTGTAACTAATAATTATTTTTGTGCTAATGATTTCTTTAAAAAGAATCTTCAGCACCAAAAATTGTACAGAGAATTTAAATCACCAGTTAATAACGGAGGAGAATATACAACACTGCCAGGTAAAACTGGAATGCTAGTTAACGGTGTTGAAATTCTTAATTATAAATCTGGAGATAGTGTATATTTTGGAGAGATTAATGAAATAACTGTTGCTGCTCCTGGAACCGAATATGATATCATAAATCCACCCATTCTCTCAATTCAGGACTCTACCGGTATTGGTGCCACTGGACTTGTTAATGTAAAAGGTAATTTGGATAGAATTGAAATTCTAGATCCTGGATTTGATTATGTCACCAATCCAATTGTCACAATTAGTGGTGGAAATGGTTTAGGTGCTAATGCATATGCCAACACCAAACTCATTACACATTCAATTTCTTTTTATTCTACCTCTGATAATGTACAAGTTGGACTTTCTTCCGACACTATCGGTTTTACTACATTCCATAGATTCAGAGAAACTGAGAGAGTAGTTTACAAAACTGACGGACAAAGTGCGATTGGTGGTATTACAGATAATGCTGATTATTATGTAAAACTTGTTGATTCAAAAACAATACAACTGTTTAATAATGAAAGTGATTCTATTACAGGATCAAATCCCGTAAACTTAACTTCCAACGGAGTTGGTGTTCATAGATTTGAATCTTATAATAAGAAACGTGTTATTTCAGATATTATTGTTACTTCATCTGGTTCTGGTTATGAAAATAAAGAAAGAGTGTCTGGTATTGCCGGAATAAACACAGCACTTAATCAGATTACTATTTTAAACCACGGATTTAACTCTGGAGAAACTGTAACATATTCTGGTAATGCATCTGGACTTAGCAGTGATCAAAATTATATCATAACTGCAGTAGACTCTGATAACTTTAAGCTTTCGTCTGTTGGTATAGGAACAACTGCTAAGGAATTCTACTATAATACCAATCAATATATTAATATTGAGTCTGTCGGATCAGGAACTCATACATTTAATTATCCAACAATTACTGTTAATGTTTCTGGTGAAATTGGTGTAACCACATTTAGTGGGCAAGATTTTAATGCAAAACTTCAACCAATATTCAGAGGATCTGTAGAGTCGGTACATTTGACTGATAATGGTGTAGGGTATGGTGCAAGTGAAGTAATTAACTTCAATAAGCAACCAGTATTTAAATTGCTTAGTGGAAGAGAGGCAGAACTTCTTCCCATCGTCAATAACGGTAAAATTGAACAGGTTCTTGTAATTAATGGTGGTTATGAATACAATTCACCTCCCGACTTAGTAATTAATGGATCTGGTAGATTTGGAAAACTGACGCCAGTTATTAGTAATGGACAAATTACAAGAGTAATTGTTAATAACTCTGGAATTGATTATACTAATACTACAACTATTACCGTTAAACCCAGTGGACTCAATGCAAATCTGATCGCTGAAATTAATCAGTGGACTATTAATTTATTTGAAAAATACCAAGATATTATCAGCGAAGATGATGGTATTTTAACTACTGCCATATCTGATAATTATGGTATTGAATACACTCACCTATATGCTCCAAGAAAACTTAGAGAATCTGTTTTTGGAAAAGTTATTTCTGATGGAGATAGTACTAAGTACGGAGTCGCTGATTTAAGACTTGATTCTTCTAATTCCGAAACAGAGGCAGAATTTCACTCTCCTATTATTGGATGGGCCTATGATGGCAATCCAATTTATGGCCCTTATGGATATGATACAAACACTGGAGGTAATGTAAGAGCACTCAGGAGTGGATATAAGTTAGCAACATTTTCAAATCGTCCTGCACTCTCTTCTTGGAAACAAGGTTTCTTCTGTGAGGATTTTGTATTTACTGGTGAAGGAGATCTCGATGAGCACAATGGAAGATATTGCGTAACTCCCGATTTCCCTAATGGAGTATATGCATATTTTGCTACTATTAGTGACGGATTTGTTGAAAGTTCAGGGCCTTTTGAAAACTTCAAGTTACCTCAATATCCTTACTTAATTGGTAATACATTCAAGTCTAAACCAAATGAATTTAACTTTAAGAATGATTCACACCAAGGACAATATGATATTGTTGAAAACAGATGGTTAAGAAATACAACCCCATATGGATTAACTTTAGATAATGTCTCTTATGAATATGTGACTGAACCATATAAAATCTATGATGAAGTAATTGATATCACTTCTACCTCCACAGGAACCGTTGATAGTGTCGGGATCATCACCGGAGGAAGTGGGTATCAGGTTAATGATAGAGTAGTATTTGAGGAATTATCGGGTGCCACACCTGCCAAGGCAAAAGTATCCGAAGTCACTGGTAAAGTAATCAATAGCATTAGTGTAGCGTCTTCTTCAATCACTGAACTTGAAATCGCACCTATTGATTCGTCCGGTAGATTTATTGCAGTTTCACCTTCACCCCATAATTTTACTAATACTAACTTAGTAACAATATCCGGTATTAACACATCCGTTAATAAAATTAACGATTCGTTTAATATTGGAGTATCAACTGCATTCTTCAATCTTGCAACTGGAGTTGGAGCTACAAGTGCAACAGGTATCATTACATACTTCTCGATCAGTGGTGGAATCATTGATAGAGGTGATCTTTCAATTCGTGATAATGATATCTTAGAGATAGGTTCTGAAAAAGTTAAAGTTCTGAACGTTGATGCTCTAAATTCAAGAATAAGAGTTGAAAGAGCAGTTGATGGCACTGTTTCGTCTGCACATACCGCTACAACTTCTATTGTTGAGCAAAGTCGCAAGTTCACTTTTAATTCTAATAGAGAAAATAATGTAAAATTTGAACTTAACAAACAAATCTATTTTGATCCAAAAGAATCAGTTGGTGTAGGAACTTTAACTGGAACTGGCGTTGGATCCACCATTTTCTTCTCCAATCCTGGTGCAGGCATTACTCAAGTCTTTATTGAGAACAGAGGTATCTTCTTACCAAATCACAATTTAAAGACTGGCGATCAAGTCCTCTACAATAATGGCGGTGGAACATCCATAGAGGTTGTATCCGATCCTACTGCTGGCCCAAATTATACGATTGGTAATAACACACCACTATTCGTTGCAAGAATATCTGATGACATCATCGGTATTCAAACATTCAAGGTTGGTATTGGTTCTGTTGGTACTTTTGTTGGTATCGCAGATACCACAATGAATTCCGGATTGCTTTCCTTTACAGGAATTGGTGCTGGAACAAAGCATAGTTTTAAGACAGTTAAGACTAATGTTGTAACTGCTGAAGCAACTAGGAACATCGTAACGGTATCTACGGCATCAACTCACGGATTAACGATTGGTGATAAAGTCAAAATGTCCGTAACCCCCGGTATTACTACCACGGTTACAGTTAAGTATAACGATCACAATAGAAGGATTGTTTTCAATCCTCTTGGATTTACCACTGCTGGAGTAAGCACAAGTCAGAATTCAATTGAAATTAGCAATCATGGATTTGAAACAGGAGATAAAGTAATTCTTGATGCAAATCCTGCTCCTATTGGATTACAAGATCAAAAGATTTACTATGTTTCAAAACTCTCCAAAGATAAAGTAAGACTTTGCAACTCTAAGTATGAGTCTGGTAAATTCCAACCCAATTTTGTAGGTATAGAGAGTGCAAGATCTGGAACACTTCTCCCCATAAATCCTCCAATTAACATCATTGAAGGAAACACTGTTATATTTGATCTTAGTGACTCATCTTTATCTTCTTTGAATGCATCCACACTCTATTCTGCATTTGACATGAATCTCTACAGAGATTCTAATTTTACAGATAGATTTGATGGATCTCTCAATAATAATAAATTTGAAGTTACAAAGTCTGGTAAAATTGGTGTTGACGCAACAGCTAAGTTAACTTTATCAGTTAATGAAGATGTTCCAGAAAATATTTTCTATGAATTTAGTAATGTAAATTCTGACTTTATCGAACCTGTTAAAAAGGAAATCGTCATTGATAGAGAGGTAGACGGTTTTAACAAAATTAATAAAGTTGATAGCGCGTATAATGGACAGTTTAAATTAACTGGAGCAACATCAAGTTCTTTCAAATATGACATTAAAAAACTTGCGGAGAGATCTTCCTATTCAACTAACGCAGGATTATCCTATGTTACAGATTCCACATTAGCATATGGTGGCATAGCAAACATTGATGTTACCTATAAAGGTGCTAATTATAAAGAAATAGTTGGAGTATCTACAGTCGTAGGAATTGTAACAGGAACAGGTGCTGTTCTTGAACCCTCAAGTAATACCATCGGTAAGGTTCTTTCTACAAATATTGAAAATATTGGATTTAATTATCCAACCGACTTCACTATCCGTCCTACAACGAATTTGCCAGAAGTTCTTCTCCTTGAATCTCTTACATCATTTGAAGAAATTGGAATTAGTTCTGCTGGAAGAAACTATAATATTGCACCAAACTTAATTGTGCTTGATGGATTAACTGGTAAGCACATTAAAGATGTTGATCTTTCCTATGAACTTGGAGATTCTAAAGTAACTATTAGAAAAAATACAAGTGGACTTACAAACGTAACTCCAACTATCATTCCTATTAGCAACTCAAACGGTGTTGCAATTAGTGATATATCTTTTGATATATCATCTAAAAATGTTACCGTAGGATTTGATACTGGATTTAGTGATCAATCACCATTTGCCGTTGGTGATAAAGTTTTGATTGAAAATATTAGCGTTGGTGTTGGATCAACTGGTTCAGGATATAATTCTGTTGATTATGATTATCAGTTATTTACACTTACTGATGTTAATATTCCATTAGGAGGAAATACTGGTGTAGTTACATTTAGTCTCTCTGGAATTATTGGTGATAGTCTTTATGCTGGTAATTTTGATTCATCAAATTCTGCAGGGAGAATTATTAACCAAAGTTCTTTTCCTCAATTTGATATCAAATTAAGAAAAAATAATTTCTTAGTAGGTGAGCAAGTTGTTTCTAACAGTGGAATAGGAAAAGTTGATAGTTGGAACAATAGAATTGAATTGTTGAAGGTTTCTACTTCCAGAGATTTTAATGTTGGAGATTTAGTGGTTGGACAATCTTCAAGAACTCAAGGAATTGTAAAATCAAAAGTTGACTATAATTCTGAAATTGAAACTGAATCATCCGCTATTGTAGAAAAGGGATGGAATACTACATCTGGATTCTTTAATGATAATCAACAAAGGATTCCTGATAACTTCTACTATCAGAATTTCTCATATGCTATTAAGTCTAAGATTCCCCTACAAGACTGGGATGATGCGGTAAGTTCTTTAAATCATACTGCAGGATTCCTTAAGTTCAGTGATCTAATAATTGAGTCAAAAGATGAAAACAACACTAAACTTGTAACTGGTATATCAACAGTCACATTTAATATTGATATTCTTCCTACTACAACATATGGAAGTGGAGATTTTGGTGGAGCTATTAGTCTTAACTGCTATCCTGCTTTTGATCTTGTAACTGAGAATTCAAAAACTGCTTCGGGAACAGTATACTCAGATAGAATTTTCTTACAAAATAGAGTTCTTACCGATTACTTTGAATCAGTAGGAAATAGAGTTTTAACTATTGATGATTTTAGCACTCAATTTAACAGTGAGGAACGTCCGACAAGATTTAGTATTGTTAAAAAGTTCCCTGTCGATCAAAGATCTAAAAAAATCTTTACTTTCATTAGAGACAAACTATACACTGGAGAAAGACAAGCATCTTTTGTAAATATAATTCAAGATGGATCTAACGCTTCAGTTCTTAACTATGCAAGAGTTGAAAGCGCAACTGACTTGGGATCTTTTGATTTTAATATTGCAGGTTCTGAGGGACAACTTCTTTTCTACCCAACAAAGTATCGATTTAATGATTACAATATTTCTCTGATGAGTTTTGATCTCGATAATAATGTTTCTGGTGTAGGAACATTTGCGCTCGGAGAAATTTGCGACATCTCATCCACACAAGTTAATGTAGCTGCAGGATCTACAACTACAATTGTAGGTATTGCTTCTACTTATAGATCTTCTAAGATTCTAGTTGAGTATACAACAAATGATGGAAGGTTTGGAAACAATGAGTTGAATGTTATTCATGATGGTACAACTGTTGATCTTGTTGAATATGGTAATTTAAACACAGGATCAGGTTTATTGGATATGGGAACATATTCTGCTGATATGTCGTCTGGCACTGTAAACGTCAACTTCACACCTGCTGCTGGATTAGCACTCACTGCCAACACCATTAGAGTATCAATGTCCAGCACTGAATCTGTTGGTGTTGGTTCTACTATTATCGGAAAGGCAACAGAAAACATTGGTTCGCTGCAGTCTTTCTACACCTCTATTGGATCCACTTCTTCTCCAGGTATTCATACAATTGCTACTTATACATGTGGTGGCGAAAATGATTATCAAGCAGCGTACTATCTTGTAAGTATTGAAGATACTACTAATGATCAATATCAATTCTCTGAAGTCATTGTTCTTAATGATAACTCTGAGTCTTACATCACAGAGTATGGAACTTTAACACCAGGTAGTGGTATTGGCACCATTGGTGCTTTCATGACAGCGACTGAGACGCATCTTCAGTATACACCACCCGCAAGTGTAGATACCCAAATTCGTGTTTATCAACATGCAGTTCAGTTGGTTGAAGTTGATAACACTCTTGATAATGAAATAGATCTAAACAATGCCTCCATCACCGCTGGTTTTGGTTTCTATGATGGAACTGCGAAAGATGTCAGGAGACAATTTGGATTAACTCATAAAGGACAACCAATATTCCTTAGAAATTTTGATGGAAGTGACACCTCAATCGTCGATACTACTAATGATACAATTAGAATTCCAGATCACTTCTTTGTAACTGGCGAACCTGTAAATTATTCTGTCGGAATCTCTACTCATGTTCGCATTAACATTGAAACAACTACATTTGCTGGAATTGGAAGTACATCTATTCTACCCACTAATGCAAGTGTTTACATCATTAAAGATAGTGATGCAACAGTTAGACTCGCTTCATCTGCTGAAAATGCACTTGCTTCTACTCCTGTCGCAATTGGTATTACAGGTGTTGGAATCGGAACTTTCCACACGTTTACTTGTAATAAACAAAACACTAAGTGTCTGATTGCACTTGACAATTTTATTCAAAATCCAATTGTCGCTACTGCAGTTACCACAACTATTGATAAAGAAATTGCACTTGCCGATTCAATTATTGAAACTATTGGTGTTACCTCATTCTTTGCCGCCGATCTTATTCAAGTTGAAGCAGAAATTATGAAGATTAATACTGTTGGTTTTGGTACAACTAATGGTATTTTAGTTGATCGTGGTTGGATGGGAACTGGCATTACAACTCACCCAGTTGGTGTTGCAGTAACAAAAGTTGACGGTGCTTACAATATTGTCAATAATACAATCAATTTCTATACTGCTCCTCAAGGGCCTACACCTCTAAGTTCAATCACTAATCCACCCGATGAGAGAGATTGGACTGGTATTACAACTCACTCTAAATTCCAAGGAAGAACATTCCTTAGATCTCAGAGCACTGGTAGCACCGCTGATGCATATGATACTAACTATATCTTTGATAGTGTTGCTGATTTATTTGACGCTCAAACGAAGACATTTACATTAAAATCTGAGCAAAGAGATGTTGTTGGATTCTCTACTAATAACGCAGTAGTTCTTATTAATGGCATATTCCAAGGGCCCACTGGACAATTGGGTATTGCTCAGGATTATTCTTTAAGTGAAGGTAATGGTATTAGTAGCATTACATTTACTGGAACTGCAACATCGATTGCATATGATCCAAACAATGCTTCAATTCCTGTCGGAGGATATATTGTATCAGTTGGATCTACTGCTGGACTCGGATATCAACCTTTAGTATCCGCTGGTGGTACTGCTGTTGTATCTACTGCAGGAACAATTACATCTATCGCAATTGGAAGAACTGGATCTGGTTACAGACAAGGATCACAAACTGTAAATGTTGGAGTTTATACATCTTCCACAGGTATAACCGGTATTGAATTTATCGGTACTGCTGCTGTAAGCAATGGACACATCGTGAGTGTTGCGATTACAAATCCCGGATCGGGATATCAAGTTGGATCAGAACCAGTGGTTGTATTTGATGAACCTTTGTCATACTCTAATATTCCTTTGGTTTACTCTGCAGAATCTCCCGTTGCAGGTGCAGGAATTGAGGCAACAGTTGATATTGTTGTAGGACAAGGATCTAGTGTCATTGATTTTGAAATCAAAAACTTCGGATATGCTTATGGACAAAAACAGGTTCTGACTGTTGCCACAGGCGGAGCAACTGGAATTCCTACCGATACAAACTTTACATTTGATGAGTTCCAAATTACTGTAAACAGAGTTGATTCTGATAAATTCTCTGCATGGCATTTCGGTGAACTTGAGCGTCTTGATAATATTGATAGTGAATTTGATGGGGTAACTAGACAATTTACTCTTAAGAGAAACGGATCTCCAGTAACAGTTAGAGCAGCTGCTGGATCCAATATTGATGTTCAATCAGCAATTCTCATTTTTATAAATGATATTTTACAAGTGCCTGGAGAGGCATATGAATTAAATGGCGGTAGTGTTATTAATTTTGCAGAGGCACCTCGCGGCACATTTGATAATGGAACTACAGGTGGAGATACTTGTAAGATTCTTTTCTATAAAGGAAGTGGTGACATTGATGTAACTTTCCGTGATGTTCTTCCCACTTTAAAGGACGGTGATGATCTTACTATAAGAGGTGATGATGATCTTGTTCCTAATTCTCTTGATCAGAGTGCAAGACTTATAACTGAGATACTCTCCACCGATACGGTAGAAACTAATCCTTATAGTGGAAGGGGAATTGATTCAAATCCTGATCACGCACGAACAGTAACTTGGTGTAAACAAACTGTTGATAAAGTTATCAACGGAAAGATTGTTAGTAAAGCAAGAGAACTGAACGCTGCTCTGATCAATCCAAAAACTAACCTGATTCAATCAGTTGGTGTTGGATCCACTCAGATTTATGTTGAAAGTGTCATTCCATTCTTCAATCCTGATGATGAAAATCAAACTGCCAAGAATAAGCAAACTGTAAGTATTGTTTCTCAAAATAATCTTGTAGCGGCTGCTGCGACTGCTATTGTATCAATTGCAAACACTGTTGAGTCTATCGTTATTGGTTATGGTGGAACAGGTTATACTTCTGCTCCTTCTGTAACGATTGAAACACCAGTTGGACTTGGAACAACTGCTAGAGCAACTGCAACAGCAACTCTTACAGGTGATACTGTATCTTCTATCACAGTTTCCACACCAGGTGTGGGATATACAAGAACATCTGTTCCACAGGTTCTGATAGAGGCACCTAAAGCAACCAGAGAATCCAATAGAACTACTTTATATGAGGGTGATTTTGGTGATATTGTTGGATTAACTTCCACATCTGTCGGTGTTGCTTCTACAGGATTTGTTATGGATCTCTTTATTCCCGTCGATTCTTTCTTACGCAACACTAAGGTTGTTGGAAGTGCAGTAACTCTTAGTGACATTTCGACGGGTGATTACTTTACTATTAAGAACAGCAATGTTGGTAGTGGTGTAACATCACTCTATCAAACAGGTAGTGTCTTAGGGGTAACAACTCAGTTCCTTGATGCTGTTTATGAAGTTGCTGCAGTGTCTGTTGCCACAACTGCTGTTGCTGGCGTAGGTATCACTTATGTCAAGAGAGTTACAGTAAGTGTTGAAGATCTTGGCGATATCACTGGAATTGGACTCACAGAGTTCTATGGTGAGTTCTCTTGGGGCAAAATTACCCTTGGCGGTAGAACAAATGCAGCAGCATTTGACGCATATACTCTAAGAGGCACCTCTGGTATTACAACTGGTGGTGTCGTGAGCAGAGTCGAACCTCTCAAACTCATAGGATTCTCTACAACATAACTGATAAATAAGTAAAAAACCACGCAAAAATGGCTGAGATTATAACTGATCAACTTCGTATATTAAACGCAAAAGATTTTGTTGCTAGTATTGCATCCACTAGCAACTCTTTCTATTCATTCGTGGGACTTCCTAATCCCACTGATGTTGATGCAAGTTGGGATAGCAGTCCTCCAGATCCCAGAGATAATTTTAATGAGGAGAACAATTATTGGGATACAATGATTGCTCTTAAAAAAATTGATGCTGAAGACGTAAAGCAGGTGATCAAAAAAATCACTTGGCAGTCTGGCACTACTTATGACATGTATCGTGCTGATGTAAAAGCGGAAAGTCCTTCGCAACCATCAAATGCTATCACTTTATATGAAGCAAATTATTATGTAATGAACTCTGATTACAGAGTTTATATTTGTTTGCAGAATGGATCGAATCCTGAGAATCCAAGTGGAAGAGCATCTCTGGACGAACCTACTTTTACCGATTTAGAACCAAGAGAAGCAGGAACTAGTGGTGATGGGTATATCTGGAAATATCTTTATACTATCAAACCTGGAGATATCGTAAAGTTTGACTCTACAAACTTTATGCCAGTTCCAAAAGATTGGACTACAACCACAGATGCAAATATTTCTGCAGTTAGAAATAATGCTGAAACTAGTGGACAACTCAAAATTGTAAAAATAACTAATAGAGGTGTTGGTTTAGGAACTGCGAATAGAACTTACACACAAGTTCCAATTAAAGGTGACGGAAATGGTGCAGAGTGTACTATCACTATTAACAACAATTCAAACGTAGAGTCTGTAACAATATCAAAAGGTGGATCTGGATATACATTTGGAACTATCGATTTAGTATCAGGTAATGTCCCCACTGGATCTACCCCACCAGTTTTTGATGTAGTTATTCCTCCACAAGGAGGACATGGTGCTGACATTTACAGAGAACTTGGAGCAAGAAATGCATTAATCTACTCCAGAATTGAGAACGACACTGAGAATCCTGATTTCATCACTGGAAACGAAATTGCAAGAGTTGGATTAGTTCAAAATCCAAAAGCATATAATACATCGTCAAATCTTTCACTTGATAAAGCCGCTGCTACTTATGCACTTAAATTGACAGGTGCTGGTTATAGTTCTGCAACATTCACAGCAGACGCTTTTATCACTCAAACTGTTGGACTTGGTTCAACTGCTGTTGGTAGAGTTGTATCTTATGATCAAGTAACTGGGGTTCTCAAATATTGGCAAGATAGATCTACTGCAGGATTTAACACTGACGGAAGTAAGAATACGAGTCCAGAATATGGATTCAGAATGAACAGATTTTCATCAAATATTACTAGTGATGGATCTTTTAATATCATAGGTGGATCCGCGACTCTTGCCATTCAAACATCATTTACGGGTATATCTACCGAAATAAATAGTCGTACTTATTACCTGGGGCAGTCCTTCGACGAGGGTGTTGCTCAGCCTGAAGTTGAAAAATATACGGGTAATATCATTTACGTAGATAACAGGCCCTCAATTACAAGATCGTCCAGTCAAAAAGAAGATATCAAAATTATCTTGCAGTTCTAAGGAATTATGTCACAGGAAACCAATCTTAACGTCGCTCCATATTTTGACGACTTCGATCCTCAGAAGGATTATTACAAGGTTTTATTTAAACCAGGTTATCCAGTGCAGGCGAGAGAGTTAACCTCTCTTCAGTCTATCCTGCAAAATCAAGTTGAAAAGTTTGGACAGCACTTTTTTAAGGAAGGTGCTAAAGTAATTCCCGGCAATACGACATATTCAACCAATTATCATTGTGTTGTATTAGAAAACACATACTTAGGAATTCCTATTTTTGATTACATCGATCAATTAGTAGGAGCACAAATAAAAGGACAAGATTCTGGTGTTACTGCAGTTGTTGATAGTTATATCTTAGAATCAGAATCTACAAGAGGACAAGTAACTCTGTATATTAATTATTCTGGATCTGGTACAAATAATCAAGAGTCAGTCTTCAGAAGTGGAGAACTTCTGACTGCAAACGTAACTATTTCTACTGCCAATACCCTTATAGGTGAAGGCGTTCCTTTCGCCACTACTGTTCAACAAGGTGCAACCGCAACAGGATCTGCATTCTTCATCAGTGATGGTGTGTATTTTGGCAAAGGAACTTTTTTAAATGTAAGTGATCAGACATTAATATTAGATCAATATTCTAACACTCCCAGTTATAGAATTGGATTATTAGTTGAAGAGACAATTATTAATCCCGATTTAGATCCAACACTGACTGACAATTCAGCGGGATTTAATAATTTTGGAGCTCCAGGTGCAGATAGACTTAAGATTACCGCATCACTTCAAAAAAAAGATATTAGTGACTTAGATGACAGTAATTTTCTTGAGATTGCAACTGTAGTTAATGGTGTTCTTCGCGAAAAAAATACGAGTGAATACTCATTTATCACAGATGAACTGGCTAGAAGAACATATGCAGAATCTGGTGATTATTATGTTAAGTCTTTTGGTATTAATGTAAAAGAATCTCTTAACAATAGAGAGGGAAACAGAGGACTCTTTACAGAAGATCAAACTACATACTCCGGATCTATACCATCTGATGATTTAGCGATCTATCAAATTTCCCCTGGTAGAGCATTTGTAAAAGGATACGATGTAGAAACAACTGCGCCAGTATTTCTTGATGTCCCTAAACCTAGAACCACAAAGACTTTAAAAGCACAACAAATTAATTATGAGACAGGTGAGACACTTAAACTCAATAGAGTTCATGGTTCTCCAACAATAGGTATTGGTAATACTTATGTATTAAGTCTCAGAGACGCTAGGGTAGCTAATAGTTCAACTGGCATCGCTGGTAAAGAAATAGGATTAGCAAGAGTTTATGACTTTAGATTAGACTCAGGAACTTACAGCGGTTCCAATTCAAACATTAACGAGTGGGGATTATCTCTATTTGATGTTCAAACAACCACTGAAGTTACATTAAACGAAACTATTACATTATCAGTTCCTACTTTTATTAAGGGTAAAAATAGTGGTGCAACTGCATTTTTGAAAGACGCAGCCACTAATACAAAATCTCTTGTATTATACGAAACTTCTGGTAAGTTTATTCTAAATGAAAACTTTATTATTGATGGAATTGAAAATTCAAGAGTAGCAACTGCAATCACTTCCCACGGTATTAGTGATGTACTATCAGTTTTTGGTAGTGCAAATGGAGCTGAGGTTGGAGCCGCAAGAACTTTCTCTGCTGATGTGGTTCTTTCCCCCAATTTTAATGTCGGGGTTGCAACTATCACTGCTGCGGCTTCTAATACATCAACACTGAGATCTACAAATCCTCTTTTCCCAGGACAAATTAAGGTAGGAAATATTCTTTCCTTTTCTGGCAGTTTATCTCAAGATTCAGTTTTTGCATCTGTCGTTAGTGTTGCGACATCATCTGTAACAATTACTGGTGTTTCCACAGTAGAAGGTGTTTGTAGTGGTGCTCTTCCAGCGTCAGCAACTACCCTTAATGATGTTAAAGTGATCGCTGGAGATCTTGGTATTTCTAATGACAGCACTCTGTACACAGAGATGCCTAAGCGTAATATTTCTAATGTAGATTTAACTGACGCCACACTCACAATTAGAAAGACTCAGCAAGTTAACATTGTTGACAATAAGTTATCTGCTGCTGTTACAACTGAATCTAATGAAACGTTCTTACCATTTACCCCTGAAAGATACACTCTTATTAGAAGTGATGGTACAACTGAAGAACTTACCTCAGATAAGGTTCAGTTAAATTCTGGTTCTAATCAATTAGAAATTTTCAATCTTGGCGGTGATGATGAGGCAACTCTTGTCACAACTATTTCTAAGATTAAACCTAAAGCAAAAAATAAAATAAAAAACAGAGTCAACTCTGTTGTTATTGACAAGTCTGTAAAGAGTGCTTCTGGTATTGGTTCTACAACTCTTAATGATGGACTGACTCATGGTAATTATCCTTTCGGTACTAGAGTTCAAGATGAATTTATTTCACTAAATTCTGCAGACTTGATTGAAGTTCATGGAATCTATGAATTAGCGACTGATCCATCTGCTGATAATACAGATCCATCAGCACCCTCAATGACTCTTGCAAATTTGACAGGGCCTACTGCAAAAACTTCCGATCTTGTAATTGGAGAATCTGTAATTGGACAAACATCAGGCGCTCACGCTATCGTTGGTGTAAAACAAACTGCTTCTAAAATAGCATTCCTTCCTAAAAATCAAATTAGTTTCAAAGAAGGAGAAATTGTTGTATTTGAAGAATCTGGAGTAAGAGGATCTCTAACCACTTTAGATACTCCAAGTAAAGATATTTCATTCAAGTTCAAATCTCGAAATGGGCAAAATGGAGAGTTTTATAATCATGGTGTTCTGAAAAGAAAAAATGATGAAGAGGCTCCTCAAAGAAAAATAATTGCATATTTTTCAAATGGATATTATGAGTCTACAGATGATGGAGATATCACAACTGCAAATTCATATTCATCTTTCGACTATTCAAAAGAAATTCAAAATGTAAACTTTATCAGAAACTCTGACATTATTGACATTCGTCCTAAGGTTTCTGATATTGAGACAGTATCTGAAGGTGATAGATCTCCATTAGAATTTTATGGAAGATCATTCAATATAACTGGCAACTCTGCACCAAATATTCTTGCTTCAAATGAAGGAATTCTGACTGATTTCTCCTTCTATCTCGGAAGAATTGATAGAGTTTATTTGACTAAAGATGGTGCGTTCCAAGTTAAATATGGAACTCCCGCAGAAATCCCAGAAAGTCCAACTTCGGTAGATAATGCACTAGAGATTGCAAGAATTTCTTTACCACCTTATCTTTACGATGTATCTAATGCATCTAAGAAATTCTTAGAGCATAAGCGTTATAGAATGGTTGATATTAAGCAACTTGAGAATAGAATTAAAAATCTTGAATTTTACACTTCACTTTCATTACTTGAAACAAATACTGCAAATTTATTTGTTCCAGATGCTAATGGATTAAACAGATTTAAATCTGGTTTCTTCGTTGATAATTTTACATCATTCCTTGCACAGGAAACCTCTGTTGAATTTAAAAATAGTGTTGACTTTAAGAGAAAAGAAGCACGTCCTAAGCATTACACCACTCAAACTGATTTAACCCAAAGTCTTACTGGATCTGGTGATTTAAAATTCACAAATCCTGATGGCACAAATATTAAAAAAACAAATGATATTGTTACTCTTGACTATACAGATGTTGAGTGGTTAAAGCAATCATTTGGCACTCGCACTGAAAGTGTAACTCCTTTTATTGTTGGTTTCTGGCTTGGAGCTCTTGAACTTCTTCCGGCATCGGATTCTTGGACTGATCAAGTCAGACTTGAAGCAAACATAGTTCAAACTGAAGGAAATTTCACAGAAACTCTTGAGACTGCAACTAGAACTCTAAATATTGATCCTCAAACTGGATTTGCTCCTGCTATCTGGAATTCTTGGGTTAACAACTGGACTGGACAAGAAGAAGTTCTCGGATCTGAAACTAGAACAGCAATTCAGACAGTAGGTAATGTCACTACCACAACTACTTTTGAAGATACAACTCTTCAAATATTTGATACTGGCGTTGCAACCAGAACCGGAAATCAAACATTTGTTACCGAACAGTTTGATAATGAATCTCTTGGCGATAGAGTTGTTAGTAAAGATCTAATTTCTTTTGCTAGATCTAGAAATATTGAATTTATTATCAAAAATCTGAAACCAAATACTCAAGTTTATGCGTTCTTTGACGGAGTTGCTGTAAGTGAATATTGTATTCCAAAACTTCTTGAGATAAGCATGGTTGAGGGCACCTTCCAAGTTGGAGAAACTGTCAGGGGAACTATGCGTCCTGTCGGTGACACTGAGTCTTCAGAGGGTGATCCATCAATTTCATTTAGAGTTGCACAGGCAAATCACAAATCAGGTTCATTTGATAATGCAACAGAAGTTTTTACAAACAGTCCATATAACAATTCTCAAATACTTCCCAGTGCTTACTCTCCAACATCAACTATATTAAATGTTGATACATTTTCGTTATGCGATCAACCACAAGGCGCATTTGCTGGCAGTGTTGCCCCCGAGATGATATTAGTTGGAGAAACAAGTGGCGCTCAAGCAACTATTTCTCAGGTAAGACTTGTATCTGATTTTACTTCTACTCTAATTGGTAGTTTGTTCCTTCCAGATCCAAATGTAGACACTAATCCTAGATTTGAAGTTGGTACAAAAGTTCTCACTTTCATTGATGATGTAAATAACAACTTGTTTAATGCATCAACTCGTGCAACTTCTACTTTCTTAATTAGTGGTATTATCGAGACAGTTCAAGAAGACATTATTTCCGTAAGAAATGCTTCGATACAATCTCAAGAAATCAATGAAGAGCAAGAGATTTCACAGGTAAATGAAACAGTCAGTACACAAGTTATTGCATCGGAAGTTGTAGATACATCTGTAACTGTAACCAATCCGCCAGATCCTCTTGCACAAACATTTGTTATTGAAGATACTACTGGTATTTTCTTCACTAAGTGTGATATTTTCTTTGAACAAGTTGATAATCTTGGCATTCCCGTCATCTTTGAACTCAGAACTGTTATTAATGGAATTCCCACCACGAAGATTCTTCCACTTTCTCAATCAATCCTATATCCCGATCAAGTAAATGTAAGTAGTGATGGATCTGTTGCAACAACATTTACACTTCCAGCTCCCGTTTATCTAGAACCAGGTATAGAATATGCAATGGTTCTTAGATCTGCATCTGCAAGATATAGAGTATTCATTTCAAGAGTTGGGGAGAACGATTTAGTTACACAGACTTTTGTTTCCAATCAACCTTATCTTGGATCTCTTTATAAGTCTCAAAACGGATCTGTTTGGGAACCAAGTCAGTGGGAAGATCTTAAGTTCACTATCTATAGAGCAGATTTTGTAGAAAATGGTTCTATTGAAGTTTATAGTCCTGAACTGAGTCGTGGTAATAATCAAGTTGCTAAACTGCTGCCAAATTCGATCAATCTTGTATCGAGATCAGTACGTATTGGCATCGGATCTACACTTCAAGATACAGATCTTACACTTGGTAACACTATTGTTCAACACGGTAGTAATGCATCTGGAGATTTTATCGGGAAAGCAGGTATTGCGACTGGTACTCTGAATATTATCAACTCTGGTATTGGATTTACGCCTTCTTCTGGTTATCTTAAATATACAGGTGTTGAACTTGTAAACATTACCAGTAATGGTAGAAATGCTAAGGCTGACATCGCGATTAGTAATGGAGTTGCCATTGCTGCTACAATTTCAGAATCTGTAGCAGCAAGTGGTGGACAAGGATATGTTGTTGGAGATGTGTTGGGCATATCCACTATTGGTAATAATGATTTGGGTAGAAATCTGAGACTTTCACTGGTTTCTATTGCCAACACAAATGAACTCCTCTTAGACAATGTTCAGGGAGATTTTGTAACAGGAGCAGGCAACACGGTTCAGTTCATCAATAACTCTGGACTAAGAACTGATCTGAATGCTTCTTTCGGTGGTAACGTTCTTATCGACGGCATTAATGATGTTGTTTCTGATGGTATTCATTTTACCGTTAATCATAAAAACCATGGTATGAATTTTGCAGATAACAGAGTGGCTATCTCTGATGTCGAGTCAGATATTCTTCCCGTTAAACTTACTGCAGCACTTAGTGCTTCATCTACATCACCTATAACAGTTGATGCTACCACTGGATTTGACACTTTTGAGAATGTTGGAGTTGGAACTACCAACCTTGGTTATCTTAAGATAGGCGAAGAAATTGTCTCTTATGAGTCTGCCTCTGGTAACACCATTACTATCACTCAGAGAGGAATTGATAGCACAGTTGCTAAGAATTATCTTTCTGGCACTAAAGTGTCCAAGTACGAACTCGGTAGTGTATCTCTTAGAAGAATTAACAAAACTCACAACCTTAATGATGTAACTGCTGCAAGTCCACGTACATTTGACACTTACAAAGTTAAACTTGATATGGGTTCAAGTGGAGTTGGCCGTTCAACTGGCGAGAGTTTCCCAATTCTTTATATGGGTGATACAAAATCCACTGGCGGAAGTAACATTAAAGCAACTCAAAACATTCCTTTTGAAATTCTGACTCCACAAATTCAGCATGTTACCGTAAAGGGTACAAATATTGATGCTGAAGTCAGAACTATCTCTGGTACTTCAATTAATGGAACTGAAATTCCTTACATTGATCAAGGTTTTGAAGCAATCTCCATTTCTAGATCAAATTACTTCTCTACCCCAAGAATTATTGCCTCTAAGGTAAATGAGGATGCAAAACTCACTACTTTACCTGGTAATAAGTCCATGACTATGAGACTTAACTTCGGCACCACCGATTCTAGAGTTTCTCCTGTTATTGACACCCAGAGAATGAGTGTTATTTACACATCAAACCGTGTAGATAGTGTAATTAGTAATTATGTCACTGATAGTAGAGTCAATGGCATTGATACTGATCCAACTGCTTTCCAATATCTCTCGAAAGAGATTTCTTTGGAAAACCCTGCAACATCACTGAAAATTATCGTTGATGTTTATAAAGATAGAGATGCTGGTATCAGAGGATTTTTTGCAATCTCTGATCATCAGAACTTTAATCCCATTTATGAAGCATTCCCTGGATTCAACAATATTGATAGGAGAGGACAAATAATCGATGTTGCAAATAATGACGGTTCTAGTGACACTTTTGTCTCCCCTGCTGAAGACTATAGAGAGCACACATTTACAATTGACGAACTCCCTTCCTTCAAGTCATACAGAGTCAAACTTCTCCTCACCTCTACCAACCAAGCA